ATGTCACCCCTCGCCGCAAAAATGCAGTCGGGCCTCACCGCCCGGCTCACTGGAAACGTTTCCAGTGACACCCTCGCCGCCCGGCTCACTGATAACGTTATCAGTGAGCGTCTCGCGCAGCTTCGACACAAACGGCTGCGACACCTGCGACACACGCCCCGCCCCCGGCCCCGGCGGGCACCGCCTGACGGGTCCTTCCCGGCCGTGACGTATGCGGGGAGTTGACGCCCCGGCGATTGGGGCTTTGCAATTAAATACAAGGGGTTGAACTATCGTGCGGATCGTGTCGGAACTGCCGGGGCTGACGGGGGATAGGCCGGTGCATTGCGTCACCGGCGCGGACCTCTGCGACCTTTTCGGCATCACCGCCCCGATGCTGACCGAACTCAAGCGCCGGGGCATCGCGGTTCACTTGCGCCACGACGCCTATGACCTGACCGCGACGGTGCGGGCCTATGTCGAGCACCTGCGCGGGATCGCCTCGGGCCGGGGGGGCGAGGAACACGTTGCCAGCCTCACGGCCGAGCGGGCGCGGCTCGCCCGCGAACAGGCGGACGGGCAGGCCCTGCGCAACGCGGTCCTGCGCGGCGAACTGATCCGGGCCGACGAGGCCGAACGCGCCTGGGCGGATGCCCTGCGCGCCTTGCGCGGCCAGTTGCTGGCGCTGCCCGCCCGGCTGCGGGCCGAGGGGCGGATCGACGCAGCGGCCGAAGCCGCCTTCGACGCCGCCCTGCGCGGGGCGCTGGCCGCGCTTGGCGGGGCCGAGGCGGGGGGCGGCGATGGCTGAGGTGGCCGAGGTGCTGGCCCGCGCGCGCCGCGCGCTGATCCCGCCGCCGCGTCTGTCGCTGCCCGACTGGATCGAGGCGCATATCCGCCTGCCCGACGCCCTCGCCGCCGCCCCCGGCCCGGTGCGCCTCTGGCCCTTCCAGCGCGGCATCGCCGAGGCCATCGGCGACCCCGGCCTTGAGCGGGTGACGGTGGTCAAGCCGGTGCGAGTGGGCTTCACGACGCTGCTCACGGCCGCGCTGGCGGGGTATGTGGCGAACGACCCCGCGCCGATCCTCTGCCTTCTGCCCGCCGAGGCCGATTGCCGCGACTACGTGGTGTCCGACCTCGAACCGACCTTCGCGGCCTCGCCCGTGGTGGCGCGCGCGCTGGCCGAGGAGGGGCAGGAGGGCGAGCGGAACACGATCCTGTCGCGCCGCTTCCCCGGCGGATCGCTCAAGATCGTCGCCGCCCGCGCGCCGCGCAACCTGCGCCGCCATACCGCCCGCGTCCTGTTCATCGACGAGGCCGACGCGATGGAGGCCACGGCCGAGGGAAGCCCGATCCTGCTGGCCGAGCGGCGCACCCTGTCCTTCCCCAACCGCAAGATCGTTCTCGGCTCGACCCCGGTGCACGAGGATACCAGCCACGTCCTGCGGGCCTATGCGGCCAGCGACCGGCGGGTGTTCGAGGTGCCATGCCCGGCCTGCGGCGGTTTCGCGGAAATCCTGTGGGAACACATCCGGTGGCCCGAGGGACGGCCCGAGGAAGCCGCCTGGTGCTGCCCGGCCTGCGGGGTGCTGACGGGCGAGGATGCCAAGCCGCAGATGGTCGCGGCGGGCCGCTGGCGCGCGACCGCGCCCGAGGTGCGGGGGCACGCGGGGTTCCGCCTCAACGCCCTTGTGAGCCTTCACGCGAACGCATCCCGGGGGCGGCTGGCGGCCGAGTTTCTGGCGGCGAAGGACGATCCCGCGACGTTGCAGACCTTCGTCAACACGATCCTCGGGCAGGGCTGGCGCGGGGCGGGCGAGGAACTCGAGGAAACCGACCTTGCCGCGCGGGCCGAACCCTGGGGACTCGAGGCGGGCCTTCCGCCCGAGGCGCTGGCGCTGACGGCCGGGATTGACGTGCAGCACGACCGGCTTGAAGCGACGTTCCTCGCCTGGACCGAAGGCGGGGTGCCGCTGGCGGCGGGGCATCGCGTCATCTGGGGCCGCTACGACGATGCGGCGACGTGGCACGAGCTGGACGGCCTTCTGTCGGCGACATGGCCCCATGCCCTGGGCGGGCGGATCGCGCTGGATGCGGCCTGCATCGACGCGGGCGACGGTGCGACCATGGCCGAGGTGATGCGCTTCGCCGCGCCCCGGCTGCGGCGGCGCCTGTTCCCGATCAAGGGCGCGCCGGGCCTGTCGCGCCCGATCATCGACAAGGCGGGAAGCAAGACAAAGGGCGGGCGGCTGTTCATCGTGGGCGCGGACGCGGGCAAGGCTTGGCTCTTCGCCCGCCTCGCCCGGCCGGGGGCCTTCCGGTTCTCGGCCGAGCTTCCCGAAGTCTGGTATGAACAGGCGGCATCGGAAAGGGCGGTGGTGCGCTATCGGCGCGGCCAGCCGGTGCGGACCTTCGAGCGTATCCCCGGACGGCGGGCCGAGGCGCTGGATTGCCTTGTCTATGCCCTTGCCGCCCGGCAGATGGTCGCGCCCGACTGGCAGGCCCGCCGCGCCGCGCTGGCGGGCAGCCCGGCCGCGCCGGGGCGGCCGCGGGTGGAGACGCAATCGGCATGGATGAACCGGCGATGACCCGCAGGCTTCAGGCGCGGGCGCGGGTCCCGCCGTCACTTGTAAATTTTCGCAAGTGAGACTTTGCCGCTACCCCCCCTAGCGCAAACCGCTTGCGCACCTCTGCGGGGCCTCTGGCGGGCGCTGCGGGGCATCCCATGGGCAGGACGCGCCCGGCGAGTGCATCGCCAAGCGTCCCCGTCAGTCGGCGAGTGGGCAAACCCCGACAGGGCGCGGCCGGGTTCCCTCCATTCCCCGGCGCGGCGCTCACCTCTTCCGCAGCCGCACCCCCGGCCGCGCGCCCGGCGCCCGTTCTCAAGTCATCATGGATGGCGCGATGATCTTCGCGGCAATCGCAAGACATGCCGGGATGCGCCGCAATCGGCTACCGAGCGAACCAACCCGGAACGGTGGCTTTCGGGTTTTCACGCCTGACTTCGTCTCGATGGTTTGCAAACATCCAGATGCAGAAATCATCGGCTGCGTCCGCAACATCCATGTTTTCTGGAATGAGTTTGCTCGCGCGAATAGCCTCACGCATCACGATCCGAACGCCTGTGCTGGAATAGGAGTGGCGATAATCCGTCTTCTGTTTTTCGTCCGTCGCCAAATTGACGGCATTGGCGAGAATGGCAGTTTGCACAATCCAGAGGAATTCTTCCGCACGAGTCATTCTTCGTTCCCTTCACCTTCTAAGGCCATGTCTTCCGTCCAGAACTCGCCTATTGCGACGAGCTCAACCTTCCCTTTCCGAATTGCAAAGCGAAATGACATGTCTTCTGCTTCCATCCGCTTGTTCATCTTTAGGATGGCGGCGGGCAGATCGGCCTTTTCGGTGTTGATCAATTCGAGGATCGTATCAAAGCCGAGCTTATCCGCGAGATACTGCGAAATCGTCGGGACCGGGAATTTCTCTTCCAGAACCGCAACAATTTCCGCGTTCATTGTCCGGTTATTCCGTGTCGCAGCGGCCTTGATGCGCTCGCGCATCCCGGCCGGGAGGCGCAGCACATACTTTTCGCTCTCGCGGCTTGTCGGCAGTGACATGCAAGATTCCTTCGGTTTGATGGCACAGTGCCATACTTCCGCTCTTGACGCAATGATGGCACGGTGCCATGTTGGGCGGGTAGGAGTAGCGGCATGACCGAGAAGACGACGATCCGACTGCCCAGCGACCTTTTCAGGCGCTTGAAGGAATCGGCGAAGCGCAACCGGCGTTCGATGAGCGCGCAACTGGTGGTGTTGCTCGAAGCCGCGCTCGCGGCAGAGGGGGAGCGCGCCCGATGATCACTGTATCCCGCCAAGTCATTCGGGCAACGACACGCGGCTTGGCCAAGGTCTTCCGGCGTTCCGGCATCGAGGCGGGCGGCGGCGGGCGGCGGTGGCAGGGCGCGCCCATGCTGCATCAGCCCGCCCGCGCGGTGGACGCCGCCCGCGCCACGACGCGCGCCCGCGCCGCCGCGCTCTACATGAACGCCGCGCAGGGGCGGCGGATCGTGGAGGCCTGGACCTCGGCCCTGGTCGGGCGCGGCTGGCAGGCGCGCAGCCAGCACCCCGACCGGGCGACGGCGGCGCGCCTCAACGACGCCTTCGAGGCCATGGCGAACCCCGTCCTGCCGCTGATCGCCCGATCCCTTGTGCGCGACGGCGAGGCCTTCGTCCACCTGCGCGCGACCGATGGTCGGCTCACTGTAAACGTTTACAGTGACGGCCCCTTCGCCCACCTGCGCGCGACCGAGGACGGCGGCCTTGTGCCGGTGATGCTCGACCCCGCGCAGATCGACCCCGCGCTCACGCGCCCGCTCGACGGCGGCGCGCGGATCGAACAGGGGATCGAACTCGGCCCCGATGGGGACGTACGCGCCTATCACGTCCTGCGCGAGGTGCCCGGAACCGGCTTCGCCCCCTATGAGACGGTGCGCATCCCCGCCGCCGACATGCTGCATTGCTACGACCCGCTCTTTCCGGGGCAGGTGCGCGGCCTGTCGTGGCTGGCCCCGGTGCTGCTCAAGCTCGCCGACCGCGATGCGCTGGCCGATGCCCTGCTGATGCAGGCCAAGGTCGGGGCCTTGCTCACGGGCTTCGTGCGCGACCCCGAGGGCGGCGCGGCGGGCTTCGCGGGCGAGGGGGGCGCGGCCGGGGCGCTGAATGTCGCCCTGGAACCGGGTGCCATGCGCATCCTGCCGCCCGGCGCGGACGTGTCCTTCAGCCCGCAGCCGCAGGGGCTGCGCGATGCCACGGCCTTCCTCGCCGCGACCGACCGCGAGATCGCCGCCGGTGCGGGCCTGACCTACGAGCAACTGACCGGCGACCTTGGCGCGGCCAACTATTCCAGCGCGCGCGTGGGCCTTCTCGACTTCCGCCGCCGCGCCGAGGCGCTGCAAAGGCACCGGATCGAGGGGCAGGTGCTGCGCCCGCTCTGGCGGCGGTGGATCGACGTGCAGACCCTGGCGGGCCTGATCCCTGCCGATCCCATGGCGCAAGCCGATCATCGCGCGGTGCGCTTCATCGGCCCCGGCTTCGACTGGATCGACCCCGAGGCCCAGGTGGCGGCCGAGGTACTGGCCATGCAGAACGGCCTGAAATCGCGCGAGGAAATCGTCGCCGCGCGGGGCCGCGACATCGACGAGCTTGACGCCGAACTCGCCCGCGACCGCGCCCGCCGTCAGCCCATGGAGGCCAGCCCGTGACCCTAGCCCTGCGCGCAGCCGCCTTCCGCCCCGCGACCCTCGACCCCGCCGCGCGGACGGTGGAGGCCATCGCCTCGACCGGCGCGGAGGTGCAGCGCGGGGCGGTGTGGGAACGCCTCGACCTGCGCGGCGCGGACCTCGCCCGGCTGATCGGCGCGCCGGTGCTCGACGCGCACCGCGCCGCCTCGACCCGCGACCAACTCGGGATCGTGGAAGCGGCCGAGCTTCGCCCGGAAGGCCTGTGGGTGCGCATCCGCTTCCGCCAGACCGACGCGGCGGCGGCGGTGCTGGCCGACATCGGCGACGGCACCCTGCGCGGCCTGTCGATCGGCTACACGGTGCAGTCCTGGCGCGAGGCGCGCGACGGGGACCGCCGCATCCGCATCGCCGAACGCTGGACGCCCCTTGAAGTGTCCATCGTCCCTATTCCAGCCGATCCCGGCGCACACTTCCGAGCAGGAGAACACACTATGCCGAACGACACGACCGAGGCCCCGGCCGGGGCCGCCCCGGCGCGCCCGACCCGCGCCGAGGCCAACCGCGAAATCCGCGCCATCGCCGCCACGGCGGGCCTGACGCGCGACTGGGCCGATGACCTGATCGACCGCGAGGCCGATCCCGAGGAAGCCCGGCGCGCCGCCTTCGAGGCGATGCGCGCCCGCACGGCCGAGGCCCCCCGCGCGACCGCGCGCATCCTCGCCGATCACGCCGACCCGGCGGTGATCGCCACCCGCGCGGGCGAGGCGCTCTTTGCCCGGATGCACCCTGAACACACCCTGTCGGACGCCGCGCGGCCCTGGGCGCACCTGCGCCTGCCCGACCTCGCCCGCGACTGCCTGCGGCGGGCGGGTGTCTCGGGCTATGCCACCATGACCGACGCGGCGGCGGTCACGCGGGCGCAATCGACCTCGGACTTCCCGCTGATCCTGGGCGACACCGCCAACCGCGAACTGCGGCGCGGCTACGAGGCCGCCCCGGCGGGCATGATGCAGGTGGCCCGGCAGGGCACGATCCGCGACTTCCGCCCCAAGCGTTCCGTGATCCTCGGCGAAGGCCCGGCGCTGGCGCTCAAGCCCGAGGGCGCGGAATACACCTTCGGCACGCTTGATGAGGCGGGCGAAGCCTATAGCCTGAAGACCTTCGGCAAGGCGCTGTCGATCACGCGCGAAGCCATCGTGAACGACGACCTCGGCGCCTTCCAGATCGCCGCCCGGCTTGGTGCGGCGGCCCGGGCCTTCATGGCGGCCGAGCTGGCGGCGAAGGTGGAGGCCAACCCTGCCATGGCGGACGGGGTGGCGGTGTTCCATGCCGATCACGCCAACCTGACCGCGCCCGCCCCCGGCACGATCCTGGAAGGGCTGGCGGCGGCGCGGCTGGCCATGCGCATCCAGACCGGGCTTTCCGGCGGCCTGATCGACGTGACGCCGCGCTTTCTTGTCGTGCCGCCCGCGCTCGAGACGGCGGCGGAACAGGCGCTTGCCACCATCGCGCCCGCCACGGCCGAGGATGTGAACCCCTTCGCCGGGCGGCTCACGCTGATCGTGGAACCGCGCCTGACCTCGGCGACCCGCTACTACATCTTCGCCGATCCGGCCCGCGCCGACGCGCTGGAATACGCGCTGCTGGAAGGCCAGCCGGGGCCGGTGGTGGAGACCGAAACCGACTTCCTGACGGACACGATCCGCATGAAGGTCCGGCTCGACTTCGGTTGCGACTGGATCGACTGGCGCGGCGCGCACCGCGTGGGGGCCTGACCCATGCCGAGCGTCGCCGAGCTTGAGGCCATGCGCGACGCGCTCATCGCCATGCGCGCCCGTGGGGTGCGCGTGACGATGATGGAGGGCCAGCGGGTGGAATACCAGACCGACGCCGACCTTGCCCGCGCGCTGGCCGACATCGAGGCGCGCATCGCCCGCGCATCCCCCATCCGCCCGCGCAGCATCGCCTTCACCGCAAGCAAGGGGGTGTGAGGGATGGCGGCCGTCCCGGTTCTGGCCAGCGCAGCGACGGCCGCCCGGCTTCTCGACATGAAGCCTGCCGAGTTTCGCGCGCTTGTCGAGGCCGGGCACCTGCCGCGCGGGCGCGAGATCGCCCCCGGCGTGATCCGCTGGCCGGTGGACGACCTGCGGCGGATCGCCTGCGGCGCGGCCGTCGAGGGGCTGGAGGATGTGCGATGGTGAAGCCCAAGCGGTTCCTTTGGCGGCATCCCGATGGGCGCTGGTATGTGCGCCTCAAGGGCCGATACCATCGCATCCATGCGGCCGAGGGCACCCCCGACTTCGACCGCGAATATTGGGACATCCTGACCGGCCGCAAGGCGGCGGCAGCGCGCGGCTTCGCGGTGCTGATTGCCGAGCTTCGCGCGTCCGACTGGTGGCGGGACAAGTCCCCGCGCTACCGGCGGGATCTGGATCCCGTGCTCGACTACCTCGCCGACAGGATCGGCGCGCAGGACGTGGCGCGGCTGACGCAGACCGACATCTACCGCGCCATGGACGCGAACGCGCATCGGGTGCGCTTCGCCAACTACATTCCGACCGCGCTTTCGCGCCTATGCCAGATCGCGGTGCGCAAGGGCTGGCGGAAGGACAACCCCGCGCTTGGCATCGAGAAGCTGCGCGTCCCGAAGGATCGCAGGCAACCGCATGTGCCCTGGACGGATGTGGCCGTGGCCAAGATGCGGGCGGAGGGCCGGGGGCTGGCGCGCCTGATCTTCGAGCTTGGTGTCGGGACAGGACAACGGCCGGGGGACCTGACGCGCCTGACGTGGGGCGACTACGACCCCGCCGGGGACGGCACGCTGACCGTGAAACAGGGCAAGACCGGGCGGCGGCTGACGCTGCCCTGCACGGTGGCGCTCAAGGCGGCGCTCGACAAGGCCCGCGCCGCGCTTGGTGCCGCCCCGCACCCCTCGCGGCACGTCCTGACCCTCAGGGACGGCAGCGGCATGACCTACAGGCGCATGGCCGAGGTGTTCCGCGCGGAACGGGTGCGCCTCGGGCTTGAGGCCTTCGACCTGCACGCCCTGCGCTATCGCGCGGTGATGGAACTCGCGTGGCACGGCTGCACCGACGACGAAATCGCCGCCTACAGCGGCCATGTCAGCAAGGCGATGGTCGCCAAGTATGCGGGCGAGGCGCGGCAGATCATGCGCGCCCGGCAGGCCCGCGAGAAGCGGAAGTGAACGGAACAGAACATGACCGGAACGAAAACCTGATACGCGGAGTGATACGCCCTTGACCCTGACCTGGAAAAAACCTAAGCCGGACAACGCCGAGGCGGGTTGGCGGAGAGGTTACGCAGCGGATTGCAAATCCGTGTAGGCCGGTTCGATTCCGGCACCCGCCTCCAGTCCCCACGGCGCTATTCCGGCCCCCTGCGCACTCCGTGACCTCAAGCCGGAGATTCTGGGGCGTTCCGGCAAGTCGCCGCGCAGCCGACCCTGCGGCAAGCCAGCCGCGCCGACCTGCGCCTGGCCTGCCAACGGCGATGACGACGCTCGGGGTTCCGGCCCGCTCCCCGCCCGACCCGCGGGCCTGCCGCCGGACCCTGCGGGAAGCTCAGCCGCGGACGCCGCCGCGACCTCCCGCACCGGTGGCGGCCCGACCGGCGAGCCGGCCCCAGAGATCGTAATCCCCCGCCCGCTCGACCCGCACCGCCACCACATCGCCCGGCGCAAGGCCCCCGGCGCCGGCTTCGATGAAGAGGTTGCCGTCGATCTCGGGCGCGTCCCAACGGGTGCGGCAGACCGCGCGCCTACCGTCCACGGAATCGACGATCGCGTCGATCACTTTTCCGACCTTTCCAGCCAGTCTGCGCCGAGAGACGGCCTGCGCCCTTTCCATGAAGCGATGCCATCGCTCGTCCTTCACCTCCTCGGGCAGGTGCCCGGGCAGGGCGTTGGCGCGGGCGCCGCGGACGTTCTCGTAGCGGAAGCAGCCGACCCGGTCGAGCGCGGCCTCCTCTAGCCAGTCGAGGAGATAGGCGAACTCGGCCTCGGTCTCGCCGGGATAGCCGACGATGAAGGTCGAGCGGATCGCGAGATCGGGGCAGAGGGCACGCCAGGCGGCGATCTCGTCCAGCGCGCGGGTGCCCGCGGCGGGTCGGGCCATGCGGCGCAGCACCTCCGGGTGCGCGTGCTGGAACGGCACGTCGAGATAGGGCAGCAGCAGCCCCTCGGCCATAAGCGGGACCAGCTCGCGCACGTGCGGATAGGGATAGACGTAATGCAGCCGCACCCAGACGCCGAGCGACCCCAGCGCGCGCGCGAGCGGCAGGATCGGAAAGCGGATGTCGCGTCCCTTCCAGTCGGTGCCGTAGGCCGAGGTGTCCTGGCTGATGACCAGAAGCTCGCGCACCCCTGCGGCGACCAGCCGCTCGGCCTCGCGCAGGACCGCCGCCTCGGGCCGGCTGACCAGCGGGCCGCGCAGCGCGGGAATGATGCAGAAGCGGCACTTGTGATCGCAGCCCTCGGCGATCTTCAGATAGGCGTAATGCCGGGGCGTGAGCTTCACCCCCTGCGGCGGGATCAGGTCGAGGAACGGGTCGGGCGCCGGCGGCACCGCGCGGTGGACGGCATCGAGCACCGCCTCGTAGGCGGCCGGGCCGGTCACCGCCAGGACCTTCGGATGCGCACCGGTGATGAACTCGGGCTCGGCGCCGAGGCAGCCGGTCACGATCACCCGTCCGTTCGCCGCCAGCGCCTCGCCGATCGCCTCGAGGCTCTCGGCGCGGGCGGAGTCGAGAAAACCGCAGGTGTTGACGATGACCGCGTCAGCGCCGGCGTAGTCCGGGCTGATCGCATAACCCTCGGCCCTGAGCCGGGTCAGGATGCGCTCGCTGTCCACGAGCGCCTTGGGACAGCCCAGGCTGACCATGCCGATCCGCGGCTGGCGAGAGCGCGCGGCACGGTTCAGCCGCGTGGCGGTGTTGCGGTCGGGGCGCGGACAGGGGGCTTCGGCAGTCACCTCTGCCCTATAGCCGCGTGCGCGGCTTCGGGGAAGGGGCGTCGGCATCGGCGGTTGCCCCGGCGACCCGGGTCTGCCCCTCGGCCAACGGCGGCGCCGCGAGCCGTTGCCGCGTTCCGGGCGCAGGCATGACGCCCGCCCATGTGCCCGGCATCAAAGCCTGCCGCCGGGCGTCGCGACCGTAACGGGAGCGGCCGCGCGCCGGTCCGGGACGGGTCTGAAAGGTCGAGCGGGCGTCGGCGCCCGGCGGGCGGGGAACGTCACCCCCGTCGGGCGGCCCGCCTCGCGCAGCCGCGATGTTCGGTCCGCGAACATGCCGCAGCATCGGCTCGACGATCGTCGACTTGCGGGGGTAACGCGGGCCATGGCGGGCGATCTGGCGACGGCCGCGGAGCGCACCTCTTCGGAACAAGGGCCGCTCGGGCGGCGGTGCCGTTCCACGAGCCGTCGGATCGAGCGAGAGGCGAGGGACCGGCCGTTTCCTCGCGCCCCGCGCGATGCGGGCGCCGACGCCGGCAGGGCCCGAGAGCGACGGGCGGGCGGTGCTCCCGCGGGGGGGACTCTGCCGTCGCCCGTCTGCCGGGAGCGTCATCCATCGTCCCGGGGGGGCGTCACCCGGGCAGGTCGGGCAGCGCCAGCAAGCCGTCGCCGGTCACGGTGACTTCCCCGCGGGCGGGCGGCGCATCCGTATAGGGCAAGATCACCGGCACCCGGAGCGTTCCGTCCGCGTCGCGGGTGACGTCGCCCGCGATGCGCGGCGTCGGGATCGCGGCGTGCGGCATCCGCCCGCCGGGCGCGATGCCGGAGAAGTCGAGCTCCACGCCGTCCACGATCAGCGTCTCGCCCTGGCGTTCAAGGGTCAGCGGCGGGTCGCCGGCGGC